GTCTTGTCGTAATCTTTACGACCAAGTACATAATAAGTATCATTTCTTGAACTATGATAAGCAATTGAAGTAATAGGTTTATCAGCCGTTTCCATATTGGCATAACCGTCACTGATGTCAACCTCAATATCAAACGAAACAAGATTAACTTGACTTACATCATATGTAATCTTGTCAGGATATTCTTCTTGAATAAACTGAGTGACATAGTTTGTTGAACCGAAGGTCTTCATACCATGAACACCTTTGTATTCTTCAATGAAGTTCTTTGCTTCACGCATATCACCAAACTTGTGTGGAGATACAGGTAAGTCACCTTCTAAAGAACGATAACCTTCTTCTCCAGCTTTCGGAGTATGAACATACAGAGTTGGTTGAAAAGGTACGCGATACGAAAAACGTTTACCGTTTTCATAACCACGATGTAAGATATTATTACCATACCTTTCAACGGATGTATAGAATTTTGTCAATGCCATAAGCCTTTTTGTAAATTTAGATAACCATTATACACTAATTGACAGAGAATGTCAATAGGTTTATCCTGCGAGTTCCGAAAAGTTCTTGATTTTCTCAAACTTGAGGTTGTTCTCAAATTTTTCAGCAAACTGGTCTCCACGATGTGATATCACAAAGATGTTGTCATCGGAGTTCAATCCATGTAGTGTTTCAATTAAACTCTCAATACCGACACCATCCAAAGCGCCGTCAAGAGTTTCGTCAAGTATCAATAGGTTAGTGGATACCGAAGATCTTAGTTTCGCAACAGACCTCCATGCCAACATAATTGATAATGTGATACGTAGTTTCTCACCTTCTGAAAAACTAGCATAAGTAAATTTGTCTCTGAACCTAGAACGAATAACTTCATTGAACTCTTCATCCAATTGAAAGTCAACAAATAAGTCAAATGCTGCAAGATACTTGTTAATGAGTTTATTAATAACAGGAATGTACTGAGATATGATCTTAGCTTTGATACCACCATCTCTTAAAATAGTTTGCACAATATTCAATACTTCATGTTCATCGAGTAGCTTTGTTCGTATCTCTACTTGCTTATTTAATTTCTTCTGTAGATTATCAATCTTACTTGTATCAACTTCATCAACCTCTTTCTGAGCATTGTCTAAGTCTTTCTTGTATGTAATCAACGCGTTCTTCGACATTTTAATCTCAGCTCGGATTTCAGATATCTTAAAGTTGATTTCTTGTATCTGTTCTTCAATTTTTGAAATTGCATTTAGTCTTTCTTGATGTTTCTTAATAACTACACCTGTTGCTTGAAGACTTGTTTCAATTTGAGCTTTCTTTTGATTCTTTTCTATAATCTGACCTTCTTTGAAATCATGAGCAATACCTTGCTTACAAGTTGGACAATCATCGTTATGTTCGTAAAAGGATAGTTCCTTATCAAACGCAATACGATTTCTTTCAAGCTCTGCTCTTTGTTCTGTAGCATCTTGGAATTTTTGTTTCTCATCAGGTTTATCAGATATATCATCGTATAGTACTTTAAGTATTTCATCTTGAGTATCAATGCGAGTATTCTTTTCTTCAATTAAGTCAATATGTTCAGACATCTTTTCTTTAATCTTATCGACCTCAACTGTTTTAAGTTTACGAATCTCTTCGTTGTTCTCTTCAGCTGCTTGCATATTGTTTTCTGTAATCTCAATCTCATATTTGTTGTCATTGATTTCAGTCTTAATACTTGACATACGATCTTTTGCTAATGTACCCATAACAGAGAACACACCAATATCAAGCAAGTCTTCAATAATCTCACGACGTTGATATGCACGCAATTCCATAAAAGGAATATAAGTAGCAGAACCAAGTACTACAATTTGATTAAAAGCTTTAAAGTTAATACCTAGAATATTAGATTCAAGGAACTCTTGATAATCACGAACTGATGCGTCTTGATTTATCATTGCTCCGTTTTTCCAAATTTCAAAGATGTTTGGTTTAATACCACGACGAATCATATACTTATCACCGCCAGCATTAAAATATAATTCTACAACAAGTTCTTTATTATTAATAGAGTTAACAAGCTGTGCTTTATTGATATTACGGAAAGGTCGACCGTATAAGCCAAATACAATTGCATCAAGCAATGTACTTTTACCTGAACCGTTTGACCCGGCAATTAATGTACTAGGTACTTGATTTAGTTCAATGGTTGTATATACATTTCCTGTGGATAATATGTTTTTATATTTTACCTTCTCAAAATTAATTCGCATTATAAACTAAGTGCCTCGTGATATAACTCATCAACTAAACTTTTTACTTTGCCTTTATCGACATTCGTCTCAAGAGAGTCAATGTATTGTGATAATATTTCTGTTGTGTCTTTTGTTTCATCAAGTATTTCATCAACACCTTCTGCATCCAAATTCATATGATCGTCAACTGCTCGAACATCGACTGCTCCGCATTCTGACATACGACTCATAAACATATCATAAAGATAAGCATTAGTTCTATTTTGAACAATTACTTTAACATAGGTATCTTTATATTGGTCAACATCGTATTGTGCAACAGTATCAACTGTCCATTCAGCATCATCATAGAATACTTTATAAAATACACGATTTGGATTTTCAATTTTTGTCATCTCTCGAGTTTCGGTATCAAATACGTGGAAACCTCGACTACCTTTGTAATCTGACCAAGTCATTTCGTATGGTGCACCAAGGTACTCGACATTGCCATATCTTGAAGGATGGTGAAAATGACCAGAGAATGCAGATTCAAAATTCTTAAATACATTCATATCAAGTCCATGAGTACATAAAGCACCTTTCATCATCTCGAAACCTTTTACTTCCAAATGACCCATAAGTATATGAGCATCAGATTCAGATACGAATTTTAGATTCTCTTCTGCATTTTCTTTATTAATCCAAGGAAGCATACAGAATTTAGTTGAACCAATCTGAAGATGTTTTGCTTTGTCTTGATACAAGTTAAATTGTGGATATTCCTTTGTTAGAAGATTCATACTATTGACTTCATTACTATTTACGTAATAGGTATCATGGTTTCCAATAAGAGCATGGAAATCTATATTACGCTTTGCTAAATTGTCAAATAGAAATTCTTTACCTTTTTGTAGAGATACATAATTTATATATTTCCGTCTATCAAATGTATCTCCAAGGTCAAACACAGTTGTAATGTTGTGTTCATCAATATATGGAAAGAATACTTCTTCAAAAAATTTTCTTTGAACTTCGTGGAATACTTTACTATCACCACGAGCACCGATGTGAATATCGGTAACGATCGCAATTTTCATATTAATCCTCGGCAGCTACTTCTTTTCCTCTCAACTCAACTTGATTAATTGTTGATTGAGCAGATTGTAAATATGCCATAAGCTTATTTCGTTGTTTTGTAATTTTATCTTTCTTTGCTCTTGCACGATCCCACTTGAGTCGAGATACTTTATCTTTATATACAACTCCATATAAGTGGTCAAATTCATGTAAGAAACATCTTGCGGTATAACCTTCAAAAGAACCACTCTGTTCCTTGAGTTCTTCATCATACCATTTTGCTTCAACTTGTTTAGGCCTTGCTAATCGAATAAACATATCCGGATAACTTAAACAACCTTCAACATCCAATTCAGTTTCTTCTGATACTGAAATAACTTCAGGATTGATAAACATCATGCAGTTTTCTTTATTCTCTCCAATAATAAACAACTTATGGTCAAGGCCAACTTGACAAGCAGACAGACCTAGACCTCTTTTGGAAACCATTAGCTCTGTCATTTGTTCTTTTAATTCTTTTGGGTCAAATCCCGGATTCTTCAAATCAACATCAGCTAATTCTTTTTGTAAGATTGGGTCTGTACTTTTTACTAAATTCATAATTTACCTTCTTCTCTCATTTGTTCGCGAATTTTGGTTGCAGAGATTTTATGTACATCTTCACCAAGATCGTGTTCTGTAAATGTATAACCTACTCCACGACCGTAACTGATGTCGACGATATTAGGAACGGCCATAATCATATATTCGCGACCTTCTTCATAGCCCGCATCACCAAGACCTTTCTTAATACCGTCAATGACAGCAATCTCTCCAAAAGGATTATCGGTTTGAGCAACAGTGCGTCCTGCACCAGCATCACCTTCAAATCCATATACTTCACGTACCATTATAACAACTTGTCCTGTCAATGTCAAGGCCTTTTCAAATAATTTTGTATGACCTTCATGCCAAGGTTGCCATCTTCCCAACATTTGAACTGTTGGTTTCTTAAAATCGAATGCGTTCTCCATGTCAAACATTTTGCTTTACTCCATATTTTATATACTTATACCATAATCTTTCATGACCATAATACAAGAAAAACTTTATCACCAAATCAGCAAAGAATACTGCGCCTACTGCTTTTTGAGGTAAACCAAAATATAATGCAATGAGAGCGGTAACTGTCGATGCGATGATTCTCCATGTCACTGCTTTTGCCAAATGACGTTTCTTTTCTAATTCTGCCATTTTCTAAAAGCTTTTTCTAAAATTGGTTCGAGTTTCAATTCTTCTTGAGGTCGAAACGAATCCACGATATAGTTTACATCAAGGCTGTTAGGTTTCTCAAATACTTTATTTGTATCTTCAAATCTACCTTCCTCAATAGTATTCATCCAAATAATATAATCAGGTTCAAACTCATCTCTTGCCTTTTGAAAAGGACAAACGAAATCAGTAATCGCAATCTTACCTGCCATACTTACTCCGTCTGCGAGATGTCTCATACGAGCTGCTTGCCTCATTCGGCCTTCAGTGCTGAAATCCCAATCATTATATTTTTCTCTTACTGCGTCTGCGTTAATCCAGACACCTTCAACCTGCTCTGCGAGCGGTTCTGATAACGTACTCTTACCACTACCTGGTAATCCAAATACTAATACTTTCATTACGTCCTTATTATTTTTTCTTTAGTTTATTTTCGAAGTCATCAATGAATTCGTTAATATAATCAGGTAGCTGATTGCCAGTTACCTCTTGTCCCATAGAATCAAATACTTCATTATCATGCATTTGTCTTTGGGATGCTTTGAACTTGATATACATTTGCTTTTTCTCTTTAGAGATCCTTCTTAGGAATGCATACCAAATGATTTGAGTAAAATAGGCAAATGGGTTTTGAGATTTTTCTGGATTAAAGTTATGTATATATTGTAGGCAGTTTTCAATTCCGTCTGAAATCATTTCTTCCTTATACATATAACCGCTGAAGTTTGGTCTTGTTGCCAATCTTTGTGCAATCATCATAATACATTTACCGATATAATCGGGTACTTGTGGATTAGTTTCTCCACATTCTTCTGCCTCAGCGCATCTTTCTCTATAATCAATTAATGCGGCAAGGAGATCTTTGTTGTTTACGTAATTTCTTTTCTTAGCCATTTCAAGCTAGTCTCCTTGTATTAAATTAGTAGTTATTATAATCTATATTTGTTGTTTTGTCAATAGACAATGTACAAATATGAAATTAATTAAACTTTTTTCATTTTTTCTATTGACAAGTCTCCAAACTCCTTGTATAATAGAACTATCCGTTCTGATAACAATAATAGTTTTAGTTATTAAATGTCAATTGTAAATATTTTAAATGGAAATTCCTCAGTCGAGTAAATCTCAATTCTCTGTTTAAAGTGTTTGAGAGTATAATTTTCAAAACTCCCCACCGATAAATCATCAGCGATATCATAGAGGACCGCATTCTGCGAGTCCTCCGCTTTACGCAAACTCCTACCTATTGATTGTAATACTTTAATCTCCGATTTACTCGAAGAGGCAAAGATCACATTGTCAAGCCTACGTATATTAACGCCGGTACTAAATACTCCGTATGAGGCAAGAATATCATGTTTCTTGTCAGGATCATTTTCAACCAAATGTCGAATTCTTTCACGTTCTTCTCCTTTTGTTGCACCGTATATAAAATGTAACTCACGTCCTTCTTTTTCTAATAAAGGAGCAAGGATCTTACCATGTTTCTCAACCAAGTCAAATAGAATCAAATTGTTTTGGTCTTCAAGAGACCATACGAGATTACGAATAAAATTGTTTCTCTTTTCATGGTTAACAATAAATTCTCTTTCAGCAGGCCATTTACGAACTGATTCCTTTACACTTGCCATTGCTTTCTTAAAGTTTTGTTTTGCTTCGTTACTATGATTCAATACAATTGCCTTAACTTCAAAGTTAGCAACAGTACCTTCGTCCATAAGTTTCTTTGTTGATATAACCTTCTTAACTTCTCCAAAGCAACCTTCTAATACTAACCTATGCGTTTTGCTTTCTGAAGATTTGAGTGTACCTGTAAATCCATGACGGAATTGACAGTCCTCGAGGTTATGCATAATTTTTGTTAATGATTTTGCTTGAAAGGTATGAGCCTCATCTCCCATCACGCAACCAAATTGACGGAACCAATCCTTGGGTTGTTTAATTAAAGATTGCCATGTAGAGATAACAATAGGAGCTTTAGTGTTCTTATCTACTCCACCTTGAATTGTGTATATTTCATCTTCACAACCATAATCTACAAAGTCACCTGACATTTGATGTACTAATGAAATGGTCGGAACAATAATCAATGTTCGTAAACCAAATGTTTGATAATAGTGCTGCTGAATTAAATAAATGATTAACGACTTACCTGATGAAGTCGGAGATAGTGATAAAGACCTACGATTCTTTAACGCATTTTCAATATACTCTATCTGATAATCACGAGGCTTGAACTTACAATGAATAGATTCCGCAAGTTCTTCAACATAACCTTTTTCAATAATTTCCTTTTCACCAATCTCAGATGGAGCATCTAATATATAATCGCGCTGTTCGCAAAACTTTTGTAAGTGAGGATATAATCCAACATATAGAACAGGTCGCATAGGTTGAAACAAACGAATTGTACCATCCCACACTCTTGCTTTATATTTTGGGCTGAATTGATAACCTTCAGGTTTGAAAGCAAAGAACTCAGATAATTCAGACTTCATACCCGCATCTGCTTTGATACGCATATATACCGAATTAATATATTCTATTTCTATTCGTTCACTCATAGTTTAATTGCTAATAATATAAAAATTCCAAATAGAATCATATTTGTAAAGAAGATGAGTATTGCTAAAATTGTATGGTACCAAATCCATCGAGTACGATAAGCATTTTCAAGCGTTAAATCTTCTGGGTCTGCTTCTTCGTCCATTACAGGCAAGTTGTGCATGACCGTTTGGTCAAACTTATTATCCTTTAATGGTTTTTCGATAAATTTTTGGAACCACCTAATCATTAATAATCTCCGGATTGGAATTTTAGGATATCAATCATATTCTTAATTACAAAATTCCTACTATGTATTGTTTTAATTATATCTTCAAGATAGTTTGCATTTGCACTATGGAAATCAATTGTAAGACTTAACTTAATAATATCTTTATCTGCCTGAATGTATTTGTCCAAATCGTTTCTTAATACTTTTAACTGAAACGGCTTCCAACCTTTTTCCTTTAAAGTTAACTCATCCATTGAGCCGTCGTAATAATTACGCTTCTCCATTTCAAGTTCTTTATATTCGGCTTTAAGTTTCTTTACACGTAAGACTTCTCTATAATAAAGATTATAGTACTTACTATGAAGTTGGGGAATTCTTTTACTTTCACCGACCAAGTTCGTTTCATCAATTGGTGAGTCTTGCGCCCAAATGGCTGCTATATCATTTGTGTCCATAATCTATCTCAAACTATTAATTACATATCTATTATACACTATTTGTATATAAATGTCAATAGTTATTTACAGTTGTTGCATTGTAAATGTATCGTATCTCATTGTGACCGAACATGTTGCATAAGAAACATCTTGAACATTTACATCAAAATTAATTCCTCCTAACGACGTAGGGAAACAATCTTTAAATGTAAACTGCACATGTGGATTTTTATGAGAATTAGTAATTGTTAATATAATATCTGATTTAAATTTTGCTGCAGCAAGTAAACTTTTTGTTTGGTCAGTTGATTCTGGCCCAGCAATACCTTCCATCCAATTAAGTACTTCCTTATAATTATTCATATTCTCATCAACAATAAATGTTAAATCTAAATCACTATAAGAAATATTTTGTGGTACTTCGTAAAATGGATTCGTTGGAGCATTCATTTCTACTGCCGCAGCAGTTAATCCTGGAACACCAGTTTTTTGCGTAAAGAATTCAACATTCGGTAATCTCTGAATGCTTACAGAGAAGTTTGTCGGAGATAAGTAATTATTAATTATTTCTGTCATGTACTATTTCCTATAAATAGATTTATCAATTGTTATTATACTATTTATTAGATTGGACTAAATCATGCAAAACATTCACGACCTTGATACAGCTGGGCTGACTATTCAAGAAATCTCAACATTACATAATCAAATCATACTTGGTAAAGACTACGATTGGTGGTCTGAAATACAAGCAGGTGGTACTGTCGTCGACATTGGGGCAAACATTGGATTATTTTCAAAGAAAGCTTTAGAGGCAGGTGCAGGCAAAGTCTTAATGATTGAACCTAACAGACGATTACTTAAAGCTGCGATTAAAAATGTATCTGACCACATAATTGATACTCCACCTGAGCAAGTCAAAGTTAAAGCAATCAATGCTGCGATTGGAAAGGATGTCGATAGACAAACAATTTACAAATCGCAAACGATGGTTGAAGGTGAAGAACCGAGAGTTATGACTCTTGCTGAAATCACTTATTGGAATAATTTAGAGTTTATTGATTATTTAAAGATAGACGCTTGGGGGGCAGAATATAATATCTTATGTCCTGATATATTACCTTTCTGTATGGACCGAACACGATTCATTGCGATTCGTTGTTATATGGATAAACGATATAATACGAAAAAAATCTTTGAGAAATGGAGAGAAGAAATTTTAACTCCACTTAAGAATAGGTTACTATTTAAAGATGAAGCTTTGAGAGAAAAGATTTGGTATGATGATTGGGAAGATCACCTTCCAAATACATTTATGATATATGTTAAGAATTGGTAATAAACAACATAAAGGAACTCCACTTACTAAAGTCTCCTTTATTTAAAAACTCATCGTCGTAAGCTTTTTCTCTATCTTCATGTTCGAGGAATCTTACTTGATTAACATCAAATTCTCTCAATAGACCATCGCGAAATTTTTGCCATTGTTTAACACAACCGCTGTATGCGTTTAAATGAAACTCGCAAGCAATATGTTTTACGTTGTTTTTCAAATACGGAAGATTCATTTCAGTAAAGATACCATACTCT